ATGTCAATGCGCAATGCTTCCATTTTTTACCCCTTTCTATTTGTTGGATTTTCACTTGTCACACCGGTATGACAAGTAAATACCCCTGGTTAGCAAGTAACTAAGGGTATTTTATGATGATTAACTCAAAACTGCGGTATATTCTTCTTTTCCCAGTTTGCTAGGGCGTCATAAAGGCTATTCTCGGCCCAAATCACGTCATAGACCCTGCGGACGTGCCCTAGTCGGCACAGGATACCCAATACCAATTCACACCTGCCTGGTGGCGCGCCCTGGGTGATGATGCCTGCTCGCAGGGGTTGCCAGCGCAGGCCAGCCCTGCTACGCGCCAGTTCCGTGGCGATAAGGTAACTAATCTGTATCATGTCCATTTTACGCTCCTTTTGGTGGTGTCCAATCGGCCAGTAATCTTGATAGAGTTTTATACGTTTTTGAGTCGCAACGCCATACATTGCCAAATTTCAATCGTACCCTATATTCTTTATTTCCATATTTCACGATTTTAGTGTTCATTTTGTTTCTCCTTTTTCATTTTTCCGAATCTCCGCATATTACGTCCCACAGCACCGATAAATTGTGCTCGTCCATCCAGTCTATATTTTCGGCCTCCCCCCCCAGTATTTTTGCAGCGTCAGCTAAATCTGCATTGCCAACCAATATATAAGTGGGATACATACCCAATGCTTCCCACGCCGCCAAACGGTGCGATCCCTCGTACGCCTGATTGCCGTCCCATAGGACAGGGGGGAGATCGCCCCCAGACGATAATACTGTTATCATGCTGGCTAGTTTTACGCTATCCGTGACCCTGTGGGGCGCTCTATGTGCCCAGGGCAGTACTGCTGATGTTTTCATTTTTCTATTCTCCTTTTGAGGGAGCGTGATACAGTTGATTTTTGGATTTTGGATTTTGCGCTCCCATACATATATTATATAGGATGGCCGCCAAAAAATCAATAGCAGACGTGTAAAATCCGTGTAACGATTGTATGACAGCGCAACCGCCACTACGGTTTATTGTTTTTCGGGCGGTATATGACGGATATGTAACGATTGTATGACAATAAAACCGTAAAAAAGCAAGAATTATTGGAAACACTTAGAGGATATGGTGTACAATTACGGTATGAGTGATAGAGAACCCACTCCGCAGCTGAGGGCGAAATACAAAAAGTTTGCTACGAGTGTCATTGAGGGTAACACCATACGCCAGTCGGCAATAGACGCTGGTTATGCTCCTGGGCGTGCGTCGGAGCAGGGGTCCAGACTGATGCGGAATACAACTGTACGCCAGTTGTTTGAGCGAGAGTTCAAAAAGATAGGAGCTGGACGGGATTTTTGGGCGAACAAGGTCAGGGATGGCGCGGAGGCAAACGATGACAAGGGCAATCCCGATTGGCGTACGAGGGAGGGATACATTAATATGGCCCTCCGAATATGGGGAGCCCTATCCAGGGACGGAGAGGGAGAGCATGCCAGCACGCAAAACGTGATGATACAGCTAGTGCAGGCCGCTCAGCGCAGGGGGTTAGACGGGTCTGGTGATGTGGGAGAGTGAGAACCCTGGCAGTTGCACAGCGAATAATCAATAAAATCAACAATTTAACCATTTTGATGGATATCCAGGCATGGGTAGGTACTAGATATCGTGTCCTACGCAATCCTGGAGCGATTTTTGGAGGTCAATTGTCTCGGCGCCAAGACAATGTTGTATGGTTATGGGATATGAGGGGGAGGTGAGAGGATGCGTGTAACGAGGGTAACCATCAGTATGAGCAAGGACCCCAGGGTACTGGCCTACGCCACCCTGGTGCTGGATGACCAACTGATTATACGCAATATCCGCATTATCAGGCGTCCTGATTCCCGCAGGATGGTGCTGATGCCATCCCGCCAAGGGCGTAGCGGAGAGTATGCGGATATGGTACACCCCGTAACGGTGGCGTTTCGCTCCTACCTGGAGGCCGTCCTACTGCGGCGCATTGACGAGTTGACCATAGAGGAGCCCTCCGCTACCCGTAGCGTACTGGCAGGTGGGGACCATCCTCCTGAGACTGTTAGCGACGCCATTCTATAGTAGCAGCAACCGAGAGGTTCAAAAATGGATAACATAGATGCCAAGGCATCTGAGATATTCTCCAAAGCGCAAAAAAACCCGTACTATTACATAGAGTTATGCCTCAGCATTTTTAATAAACGGGGACGCTATGTCCCGTTCAAGCTCAATCCTGCTCAGAGGCAGTATGCGTCCATCAATTCCCGATTCAAAATCATCCTTAAAGCCCGCAAGCTAGGGTTCTCCACTCTCATAATCGCCAGAGCAATCTGGAGATGCGCATTCCTGCCAGGAAGGCGGGCGGTTATTGTCAGCCACACCAAGGACGCAGCGCAGCGTCTCCTATTAGATAGGGCTATCCCCATCATAAAATCGTCCATCATCCCATTGGCGGTAGAGGACCGCAAGGACTGGATAGAGTTTAAGGACACTGGCAGCAGGTTATGGATAGGAGCTGCGGGGTCAAAGCGGTTCGGGCGAGGGGATGATATCACGGACTACCACCTATCAGAGTACGCCCATTATGAGGATGTTAGCGTTGGCACTGGTATTGAGGAGGCCATTACGGAGGATGCTTATGGCGACATTGAGTCAACAGCCAACGGTACCAATCATTTGCATGAATTATGGGTGCGGTCGCTAGCTAAACAATCCCGTTATACGCCTTTATTCGTTCCCTGGTGGGCCAATCCTGAGTATTGCGTAAAGGATGCTAGATTAGACGTCTTAGGTGAGGAGGAGCATAGGTTGATATCTACGTTCGGACTCAGCCACGGTCAGATAGCGTGGCGTAGGTCCAAAATCACTGAGATGAGCAACCCTCAGTTGTTCTCCCAGGAATACCCTGCCTATCCAGAGGAGGCTTTTTTAAGTTCTGGCAGGATGGTTTTTGACTGGCAAGCGATAATCAAACATGAGCAGTATTGCTCAGAACCTAAACTGATTGGCTACCTAGAGGAACATGGAGGATTTAGCAATGTTTCTCCTGATAGCAAGGGCAATCTAGCGATTTGGGATATGCCCGTTAATGGCCACGTTTATTGCATAGGGGCTGATGTGGCTGAGGGTGTGGATGGGGGGGCCTACAGCGCTGCCATTGTGATAGACTTATCAACCAAGGCCCAGGTAGCGGAGTGGCATGGCCACATAGAGCCTGATAGGTTTGCAGATGTTCTAGCTCGCCTCGGTTCTTACTACAACCATGCCCTGCTTGCACCAGAAGTCAATAACATGGGGTTGGTAACGGTTAATCGCCTGCGGGATTTGGGATATAACAACCTATATCAGCGTAAGGTGAGCCAAAACCGAAGCGATGACCAGTTATACGGGTTCCAGACAACGGCAAACACAAAGAATTTGATTATAGGCTCTTTTGCTGGCGAGGCTATCCGTGATTTCGGGTTTTCAATCCGTTCAGCGGCCCTCTTGTCAGAAATAAGGACTTATGTGTATAATGCGTCCAATAAGATGGTTGCTCAATCTGGATGCTATTCAGACAGGATTATGGCAGCTGCAATTTGTTGGCACATTTCAAAGGAGATTGGCGATATCCCCGTAACACCTAGATTTCGTGATTCGTTCAAGAGTTCTCATGGCATAACCATTTCATCTTCCCCTTCTTATGGAGTGAGGGAAGAATGAAGGAAGATGGTTGAAATACAGAGAAAACGTATGTTAGAATAATGGAGGTCATAGACATGCAATCAATCAGCATAGAAAAACTAAGGCTGTTAAGCGGGTGGGTGTTAGTCAAAATTGAGGATGCTGTCAAAACAAAAGCTGGCATTGAGGTTATTGAAACATCCAAGAGCAGTGAAAACAATCGTGATTCTGCCCGTTCTGGCGTTGTCGTCCTTATAGGGCAAGACGTGGATGATTTCCATATAGGCCAAAAGGTATGGTTTGACAAATATGGAGCAATGACAGAGGCGTTTAATGTTGAGGGATGGGGTTTTTGCAGGATTATGAAGGACGAAGATATTATAATGACGGAGGACGACAATGGTGGAGATGGGGAGTGCGCCAGCACAGGAACAGCCGAAACTGCCAGTACCAACTCAAGCGCAGTTGTATCTGGATGAGCCAAATGGCATTGCCTGGATAGGCATACCGTTAAAGAAGCATAATCCGTTTGAAATGACTCTAATTCTTGACAGTATGAAAACCCATCTGTATTTATGGTACAAGAAATCTGAAAATAAGAGCGTAATAGTTCCTGGTTTGATGAATGGGATACACAAGTCTTATAATCAAATTAAAAAGATGATAGGGAGGTAACATGGCTAATCGTTTTTATTCTAATGTGAATCCTGATTATGGTCAGGAGAAGGAGAAAAAAGTGGCAAAAGGAAATGTTCCTCACGATAACAGTGATTGGGCGCAAACAGGCAGTAAGGAAGGCAAGGCAGAAGCGAAGTTTAAGAATACACCAAATCCTAACGAAGATGTTAAGTCGCTGCCTCAGACTAAGGGCGTAGCTGAGTAGAGTTCACTCCATACCCAACTAATGACCCTTTTCATTGGTTGTAGCAACATTTTATGCCTAGCTTACAGAGACGCAGGGAACTAGACCTTAGAACAGAGAGATTTGAATCTGAGATGGGTGTTTCAGATTTCAAGAATTACCCACGATTGCGGGTTTATCAGTGTTCTGAGTGTCATACGCTTTACCAGGAGCGTTCCAGGCATTGCCCTAGATGCGATAAGAAGCGCATGGGAGAGTTAAGACCCATGAGAGAAGATGAGGTTGCCTCATCTCGTGAGAGGTCAATTAGAAAGATTAGGGATAAACTAAGATTCTAAGATTCTAAGATTCTAAGATTTTCAAGGAGAGAAAATGAGAAATATGACAACTAATAAAGTGAAAGCGATGATAAAAAAGTCTAAGATGGAAGATATGGATATGGGCTCCACTAGGACAAAGATGATGAGTTCTGCTAAGGGTGGCAATACTATCCAGGTTGGTGAATCTGGCGTCATTCAGAGGGCAATGAGCCATTCAGATGTTCCAGGAGCAGGAGCCTCCAAGAGGGCAAAGTTAGGTCCCCGCAGCAAGATTAAAACCGTAATGGGTGAGTTTAAGCGTGGAACTCTTTATTCGGGCAGGAGCAAGAAGAAGGTATCCAAAAGAAAACAAGCCATTGCCATTGGTTTATCAGAGGCTCGCAAAGCTGGCGCTCGCATACCAAAACCAAAGAGTTAGTTGGAGATAAAATTTGCAAGTTGAATATGGTCTACTAAAACCCCCCCAAGATGTAAAATCAAAGATTGATAAAGAAATCTACAGCATCCCCGAAGTAAGACGCAATAAGAAACTTAAACTGTCTGATAACAAACTGCAAGCGATTGAAAGGGATATAAAAAGCAAGTACACGCAGTATAAGACAGAGACAGCAGCCCTTCGGCGCAGACTGGTCAGTTTAAATGAAATCCTTGAAGGTGTTGTGCCAAAGACTAACTTTCCCTATGAGGGAGCGTCTAATATAACTACCAGGTATGCTACAGGCATGGCCCGTGCTTTCAGGTCCACTTTCAATAAGTCATTATACGCAAGTCCTGATATTTTCATCGCTAGCGGCAAGGCAGATAAGAAAGCCATTGATGACGCGCAGGAAGTTCTTAACAGGAAGTTTAGCCTGGAATCAGATGGTTTAGACATGGTAAAAGACGGCACTATGCCATGTTTCAGGGATGGAGTCTTTTTAATCTCAGCGTATTGGGAAAGAGAGATAGAGAAGGCGAGCGATTACAGAGCATATAAGACAGCCAATGATTTTATCAAAGATTACTCATTGCCAGAAGATGCGGGGTTGTCTCAAGAGGAATATGACGCATTGCTTGATAAATTTATAGTCAACGAAGAATTTGAATACAGGGTTGAGTATAAATACGATTTCTTAAAGAATAACGGTTTGAAATTTCAAGTTATTCCTCTAGCTGAATTTATCTTTTGGCCCACATGGGTTCACACGATATCAGACATGAAGTTATATGGACGCAGTTATTCAAAATCACAAGAAGATATCTTGCTAGGTTCTAAGGAAGGCCTCTATTACGAAAGGAAAGCGTACGAATGTATAGCCAGGCAGCATGGCATGAAAACAGACGAATGGTCAGCATCCAGGAATTTTATTGATGGTCTATCTGTTACGCAGACAGAAAAGACGCCATACGAATTAGCCGATGTTGTTTATAAAGCGGATTTAGATGATGATGGCATACCAGAAAAATATCTTGTTGTGTTTGACGTGAATAACTTTATCGTTTTAAGCGTTGAAAGTTATCCCATCATGAGAAACATTGATTTTGTTGTCTCTTTCAGGTTTGTTAAAAGAGATAACAGGTTTATAGGCGCTTCAATGGCTGCTGATGGGGAGGACCTGTTTAACCTGATTGATACTATTCACCGCCATAGGAACAATATCCGTTCCCTGGTTGCTGCTCCTGTGGTATTCATGAATGAAACCATGAAAGAGCATATTGACCCTTCTAGGTCTGAGAATGTTATACGTCCAGGCATGGTTATTTGGGGGAAACCGCCATTTGACAATATAGCCAGGCAGATGATTCTTCAAAATTTTGACCAACCTGGAAACTCCGCAGATGAGGAAAACCTTGCCGTTCGTTATCTTGAGCTTGCCATTGGTCCTACGCAGGCTTTATCTGGCAAGGAATCGCCGTCAGACCCTCGTTCGCCGATGGGTAAAACCATTGCTCTAATAAACCAGGCAAATTTAAGAATAGATGATTATATGTCAGAGTTCTCAAAGTCATTTCCAGACCTAGCCAGGCTTGTGCAAGCCCTTACAATTCAGTATTCAAACGATGAGGAAGATGTGCGCAAACTATCAATAAATGGTATTATTTGGACCGAAAGGAAGCGGTCTGTTACAATGTCGCCAGAATTTGCGATGCAAAGAATACAGGGACTTATGACGCTATATGCCATGTATCTTAAGATGGGAGGTCCACAAAACAATATAGCCACTGAATTGTGGAACAGGATGGTTTTAGCATCAGGTGAGGATGATACCAATAAATTGACTGTAGAGACTCAACAACCACCTGCTGAGACAACTCCTGGACTTCCTGTGGCAATCCCTGGGGGCGTTTCTGTTCCTATGGGAGCATCAGCACCCCCCACTCTAACTCAATCAACGGAGATGAGATAATATGTCTATTGAAAAACCAACTCAAAGTCTGTTAGACTCTTATGTAGACGCTCTTTCAAAAACAAGGGAATTTGCAAGAAAAATATCTGAATTTGGAGAATTTAAGGAAACATCCCACTGGAAATCATTTAAGGGCATTTTGAATGAATATATTGATTTGAATAAAAAAGGCATACTTCAAGAGCTTGATTTAAGAAAAACATCTCAAAGTGATATTGCTGCTTCGTATGTCAATCTTGCTCAGATGTCTGGTGTTGTGAAGCTCTGTGAGGGTCTTATTTCGTATGTTGATAAGTCAGACGATGTTCTTGCAACGTGCCGAGAGAGCATTAAACAGCTTGAAGAAAAGATAACCGAAACTGAGAAAGCAAAAGAACAAGGAGTATTCTAATGAGCGATGAAAAAGAACCAACCCAGGAAGAACAAGAAAATAAAGAATTACTGGAACAGTTAAAATCAGAACTTGAACAGCTTAAGGTTCAATCCAGGGAAGTTAATGAGGCAAAGATTAAAGCCGAAGCAGAACGGGATATCCTTAAGAATTTCAATGTCCCACAAACCTCTAAAACGCAGAATACCGTAACAGAAGAACAATGGAAAACGTGGGAAGAAGCTACAGGATTAACCAGGCAGCAGATTATGGCAAACGCTCAGATTGCGCAAGGGCAAATATCAGAAGCCGTTAAACCCATTGAGGAAAGTCTAAGAACAACCCAGGAAGAAAAGAAGAAATTAGAAGAACAGATTAAAAAGATGGATTTTGAGAAGAAATCAGACAGGGTATATAGGGATTTTTACAAGAAAAATCCTGTGATGGAAAGATACGAGAAAGACGTTAATGAATTTCTCGCAGATTACCCTGATGAAACCAGGAATGACCCTGAAAAGTTGACGAAGGCATTAGAAAAGGCTTCTGTTTATATTAAAGGCAAAGTTGGAGAGAAGATTATGAACAAAAACAATTCTTTTAACAGTCCAAGGTTTGAGAATCCTGGCAATGTGGAACAGACCACGGAAGAAACAGAATATAATTTTGACGGAATGGAAGATTATGCTAAAAGGACGATGCAATCAATAATTAAGAACCAGGAAGATGAAAAAGTATTGAAACAATATGAATCAGGCGATGGTAAGGGAGTTAAAATAAGAGGCGATAAAGAATGGGAAGAAGCAAAACCGAGGTTTAATCGTTAATGTTTTGGATTGATGGAGCATATTACAGAGATTATTTAAGGGACAAAGGCGAAGCTGGCATTTTCATATCCCTTTGGCCTGCTGAAAACCGAGGCAATGGTAAGATAAGAGAAAACAATATCAATACTGGGTACGCTCAGGGCAATGGAAGCCTGAAACGTAAAGTATCCTGTAAACAATGCGGGTTTATTTTTGATTTGAACAAAGTTGACCATTCTGGCGGTTCTTTGGATGGCAATGGCGCTGGCGGGGCCGTAGCTGGCGGAACGGTTACAGCAACATCTAATTGGGGTGATACGGTAACGGATTATAACCTGGACCAGGATTTTAGAAAAGCTGGCGGGTGTCCATTGTGTTTTAGTAAAAATGGTACGACGAAATCAATAACAAAGACTTTAGGGCAAGAACCAAGATTTTCAGTTGGATTTTGATTTTCAGCTTAGACCTTCCTAGACTACTTCGTAGACTCAGCAATCATACATCTTCTTAGACCAGCCTAGATACAGCAAAATATATCTTATAGGAGATAAAAATGAGAGTAATTCATAGCGCTCAAACGCAATCCACATTAGCGCCAGTTTACGGCGCTTCTGCGGATGTTTTCCCAGGCGCTCTTTTAATGCCTGGTGTTACTGCGGAAACGAACGATGGCACTTTAATCATTGCTACAGATGCATCTAATGCTGATGCTGTAGGTGTTTTAGTTGAACTGCATGATTTTAGCGAAAGCGGGGATGCCCTGGTTACTGGCGCTGTTGACTGGTTTAATACTGGCGCTCCTCCGATTCCTTCGCATAAAGTCCAGCTTATTGACACTGGTGTTTTGTGCAGGGTAGCTTATGATTTGGTTGATACGCTTGCTGTTACTTCTTATTCTAGCGTAACCCTTACCATTGGAAGCTTGGAAGATAATATAGATACTGGTTTTATTTATATTGCTTCTGGCGCTGGAATTGGTCAGCTTGAGTTTATTGACACCTCTGCTGCTGGAAGCTGCACCGTTCCGACAGCGTTCCCAACAGTTCCAGATTCAACAAGCACCGTTGTTAAGATTCTTCCTTTGTATCATCAGGTTGTTAAGTGGGATATTTCCACCGCAACCGATGAGACAAAGATTGGCAGCGATGCTGCTGCTGGCACTGGACGGTGTTTTATTCTTGAACGGCATATTGTCAGGAATGGATACGACCAGATGCTTGACCCCGATATGCATGGCGGGTTATCTGGTCTTAATAGTTTAGCTCAGTTTGAAATTTATGCGGTTCTTCAAATTACGAACGCTGGATTTCATCCGATTGACTAAACAGATACATTTGCTTCATTGATTGGTATTGGATTATTTATCTTAGACCGCTAATTTTCTAAAAGGAGAAAAACAAAATGGCTGGTTTAATTACGCAGGCCGCTTGGCCGAGGTTGGTACAGAAGGATTTATCACTGGTTTTTGTTAATCAATACAGGGATATTCCTTCCATGTTGCCACTGTTGTATAGAATGAAACGTGCAGAACAAGGCACTGAATATGATTTGGAAACAGGTGATATTGGCGTTGTTCCTGCTCTTAGTGATACTGGCATTGCTTATGATACCGTTCAGGAAGGTTACAGGAAATCTGTAACTGAAACTGAATATGCTCTTGGTATCAAAGTTACCAGGAAATTGCTCAGGAATGACCTGTATGGTGTTATTAAAGAGAAAACAAAACTGCTTGCCCAGGCATTTCGCCATCTTCGTGAAACAAGGGGCGCATTTGCTTTCAATAACGCCTTTAACAGTTCTTTTACTGTTGGAGACACCCTGAGTCTTTGCAACTCTGCCCATACATCAAGATATGGTGGAGCCAATCAATCCAATACATCCACATTGGCTTTTTCTGCCGCTAACCTTGAGACAAACAGAATTGCAATGAAGAAGCTAAAAACCAACAGAGACAATCCGATGGTGAACATTCCCACTATTATCCTTGCTCCTATGGACCTTGAAGATAAGGTTTATGAGGTCATTAAAAGCATGGGTAAGGTTGATACGGCAGTAAACAATAGAAACTATCATGAGGGAAGATACAATGCGATTATATGGGACAACTATCTTACCTCAGCAACAGCATGGTTTATTATCAATGAGAGTATGATGAAAGAAAAACTTGTATTCAGGGAATGGGAACCAATGCAATTCTTTATGTCTGGTGAATTTGATACTTTGGTATCAAAATACGCTGGTTATTGTTCTTTTGAAACAAGCACAGTGGAATGGCGTTGGGCTTTTGGCGCTAATCCATAACTAACAAAACACGGAGGAATCCTAGATGAACGGCAAACCTGGACGACCTAGAAAACAAGAAAGGACTCTTGACCATTCTGAGATTGAGCAATTACAACAAGAGATAGCTACGAGGAAAGCAATGATGAATATCGCTTCTGAACCTGGTTCAATGGATTATACGCCAACGTCGCTTCCTGAGTTCACTATTGATAAAGATAAAATAGAGAACGGTATAAAGCATATTGAAAAGGTGCTGCATGATAACTCTCCTGAAAAAGCATCAAGAACAAAGATTCCCATGCTTGAATCAAGAGCAAAGGAACTAGAATCTAAATTCAAGCCCTATCTTGAAACGTGGAAAGAGCTTGATATTATGAGGCGAGATACGCCTGAGTTCAGGAAGGCCGTCAGGAAAGGCAGCGAGAGGTCCAAGGTTGAACGTGATATTATGGAATGGAAAGAGATACAAAAACAACTTCGTCCAGACGATCAGGATGCTCCGTCTTTAGATAGATTGAGGGAAGATTAAAAGTTATTTGGAGGTATTAAAATGTTTAAGAAATTGACTTTGTGCCTATCCATGCTATATATTCCGTTATTTGCTTATGGCGGGATAGATGTTTATTGGACAGGCGGGTATGACACTACAGTATCAACGGATGTTTGGAAGATAACAAACAGGGGCGATTTGCTTCCTGGATTTAACGGAAGGCAGAGCATTGGAGATTCAAACTTCAAGATTTCAAGCGTTACGGCGCATGGAACCCTTGCTGTTGATGGAGCGACAACGCTTAATGGAGCATTGACATTAAATGCAGCAGCAACTACAGTAAGCACTGTTACGTTTAATACCATGACCGTTAAACGGTTTACTTCGCAAACTGGAATCTATGCCAGCACCAGTATCATTCCAACATCGTCATTTATGGTTCTTCAGGCTTCTGCTGGAACGATGGGAAGCATGACGAGTACACCCAATATCGCTACCAATACTGCTGTAACTGGGGGTACGAATTACGCAAACGGAACATATCTTTTGCTAACGTCTACTTCTTCCACTGGATATATTTCGTTGATTGACAATGATACTCTTTCTGGAAGCCTGGTTGAGCTTAACAATTCTTCAAGAACGATTGCTTCCAATGATTATTTAGAGCTTATGTTCTTGAATGGTTCTTGGTGGGAAGTGAATTATAACACCAAATAGGGGGATTTAACTAATGAAACGTATCCTTTTACCAATAGGATTGTTTTTTATTTGTTCTGTTCCCCTATTTGCCGAGATGGATGTTTTTGAAACCATCAGGGGCACTGGAACCGTGATCCCAGTACTTGTTTCCAGTTCAACTTCACTTAATTTAGATTCTGGCGGTAGGGAACTAAAAAGAAGAAAGGCTGTTGAAATTTGGAATGATGATACTACCAAGATGTTATTCTGTTCTTTTGATACAGCCGTATCTTCTATAACAACGTCTAATTACAGAGGAAGAAGGGTAGAACCCAGGAAATCGTTATATTGGGCAATACCAGATGTTGTGGACCCATATTGCGTTGCAGACACAAGCAATACTTTAGTCATATACACGCAATTTTATTAGTTCTTTCTATAGGATAATTGAAATGAAAAAAACAATTTCTCTGCTTCTATTATTTCTTCCTTTTGCGGTGTATTGTGAAACTATTAAATATAGTGGCGCAGGCACAATACAATCAGGTGATACCACATTTAACGGCAGCCTTGATGTTTCCAGCCTTACGGTTAATAACCAAACCACACTAAAAAGCAGCGTTACGGTGCTTGGTGACATGAACGTAAGCAGTGTGTCCTTCACTACAGGAGGAGAGACATTCAGGCTTACGGATGGTTTCAACGCAAGCCAAAACTCTCTTTATTTCAAGGCCTCTAATCCCAGGATGGTATTTGAAAATTCTACACCTAAGCAATGGGTGATTGAAATACCTGCTGATGATTTTGAGATTGAAGAAGTGGGTATTGCAAATTGCCGAATGAAGATATTAGCTGGTGGAAATTTGGGTATTGACACCTGTTCACCAGGAGGAAAGCTGGATGTCCAGGGTTCAGCGGCTTTTGGTTCAGGAGCTACGCAGTCAACATTTTCCTCAACGGGTAACTTGCAACTGGTAGCTGGTTCTACCATTACTGGAAATGGCAGTATTGCTTTATCATCTGCACCTACGGCGGGTACAGCGTCAAACAT